GACTCCAACGCGATGGCATCGGCCGAGCGCGACGCCGGCCGCTTGGGCGATCGCCTGGAGAAGGACGCCGCGCAGTTTGACGACCTCGGCGACCGGCTCTCGATCGCCAAGATCCGCCTGCAGGAGTTCTGGGTCGTGGCCGCCGAGAAGGCAGTGCCCATCCTGCAGGTGATGGCGGAGCTCCTCGAGTCGATCAATCCCGCGCCCTTGGCGGCTGCGGCCGGAAGCGTGGCAGGAATCTTCGCGGTGGCTGGGGGGCTTAGACTGGTCGAGAAGCTCAACACCTCGCTGTGGTCGTTTGCCACGAACCCGGAAATTACGGGAGCGGCACAGACCTTTGCCCAGCGTTTCCTGGCGCCGATGTCGGCCGGCCTAACCTCCCTCTTAACTGTCGCGCTGCCGATCGCCGTTGCCGGACTAATCGCTGCGGCAATTCTCCAGGGTGTCGCCCAGGCGATGCAGGAGAACATCGCAGAGGAAAACGCCAAAGCCGAAGCATCGGCGCGAGCGAGCCAACGGCAGCGTGACGCCCTCCGGAACGCTAAGTCGCTCGCTGAAGTCGAAACTCAACGCAAGGCGGTCCTAGAGGACATCGCCAAGCTGCAGGAGAAGGCGAATGGCGAGGAAACAGTAACCACTTTTAAGCGTGAGGCAGGCGGAGGAATGACTTCAACCCAGACGAAACGAAAGGTCGGGCTCGATGAAGTCGAAGCGCAAAGGTTGACCGAGCTGCAGCGTCTGCTGGGAACATTGGACAGCCAGCGCGCCAGCGCGCTGGTTGCTCAAAACCAGACGAAGGCAGTCGAGGACGATCGGCTTACGAAGGCCAAAGAGATCGTGGCCGAGCTGAAAAAGCAGGCTGACAGTTACAGCGCGGCCGCGGAGAGCGCCCGCTATGCGCTGGCCAACGACAAGGCGAAGCTGCCGCTCCTGGACCAGGCGCTCGAGAAGGCCGAAGCGCAGTTCAAGGCCGACACGGACGCCGCGCGTCTCGCCGGCGACGTGGCGGCCGAGCGCGCGGCCCAGGAGAAATACGACGCAGAGATCCTCACGATCGCCAAGCAGCGCAAGGACACGGAGAAGTCGATCGCCGATACGAAGCAGCGCCAGGTCGACGCCACAGCCGCAGCCCTCGAGAAGGAAAAGCAGGCCGAACTCGAGCTGCTCCGCACCAAGGCCGACATTGCGAAATACGACCTCGAGGACCGCCAGCTCGAGTTGCAGCGCAAGCTTAACGACCTGGACGCGGACTTCACGAAGACCGACGCCGAGAAGTGGGCCGATCGGAAGTTCTATATGGCCGAGGCCGTCAAGGCGGCGCGGGCCTATCTCGATGCCATGGAGGCCCAGCGCGCCCTGGCCAAGACCGAGGCGGGTCGGCAGCTCGGCGACGCCAACGTGCACTCGGCGCGCAAGGATCTCGCCGGCGCCGAGCAGCAACTCGCCGGCGTTGGCCCCAACCCCTACAGCTGGGTCGACCAGATCCGGAAGAGCCTCACGGAACTCCGCCAGGAGTGGGGCACCACGGCCCAGCAGATCGGTCGCGGCATCAGCGGCACGATCGGCGGCGCCGTCAATTCGCTCTCGTCAAACCTCACCGGCGTTATCATGCGGACGCAGTCCTTGCGGGAGGCCTGGAACAACGTGGCCATGACTATCGCGACCAACGTGGTCGAGTCGCTCCTGCAACTGGGCCTGCGCTGGCTGGCCAACCAGGCGATGATGGCGGTGGGCAGCAAGACGATCGCGGCCGCCAGCGCCGCCGCCACGATCCCGATCGCGGCCGCCCAGGCCGCCATCTGGTCGGCGCCGGCGACGCTCGCCTCGATCGCCACGCTGGGCGCGGCCGACGTGGTCGGCGTGACCGCGCTTCAGGGCGCACTGGCCACGTCGCAAGCCCTGGCGATGCTGCCCGGCTTCTACGATGGCGGCTACACGGGCGAGAGCGGCGGCATCGTCCACCGCCGCGAGTTCGTTTTCAGCGCGCCGGCGGTGCGCAACATCGGCCGCGATCGCCTCGAGGCTTTCCACGATGCCGCGAAAGGCGGCGGCGGCTCAATGGGCGGCGGCGGCTCCGGAGGATCCGCCAAAAAGCCGACGCTCATTATTCCGGTTTACGACATGACCTCGGCTATCCGCGAAATGCGCCGGCACCCCGATCACGAGGCAATGATTGTCGACGTGATGCAGCGCCGCAAAGGAGAGCTCCTGGACTCATGACCCCGGGACCTCAGAACCCTGCGGGTGCGTGCTCGGGTCGCCTCCGGTGCGAACACCGAGAACCCGGCATGAAATTCCCACTGCCCGAGCCTGCTCGAGGAGGTACTCGTTGGCCGGCTTCTCTTCGATCAGAAGCCCCATTCGACGGACTTCGCGACATTGCCACCGGGCCGCGGTACAGAACAGCGCGACACGCTCAAGCGCCTGGTCCTCGGCATCGCAGTAAAACCAAATCTGCAGAAGTGCGGAATCTATCTTCCAGAACTGCGGGTGCTCAGGGTATGGGACCGCGTCGACTTCGGCGTAGCAAAGATGTTTGTCCATCGCCCTACGTTGGCGATCGCAAGGAGGTCCGGCAATTCTGATGAAGTTCCCCCTGGTCACTTCCGGAGGGCAGACCTTTGGCCTGCTCCTCATCGAGCCCAACTGGCGGACCAAGCCCCAGGTGGCGCACCGCTTCGACACGCTGATCGGCGAAGGCCGCACCAGCCAGGAGGACCGCCGTCCGGAGCGCGGCGGCATGTACCTGGCGAGCCTCCGGTGGCACCTCACCGCGATCGACACCGACGCCGACGACTGGCGCAAGGGCCTCGCCGCCCTGGGCAACAATCCCGTGGCGGTGCCCCTGTGGCCGGACGCCCGGCCGGTGACGGATTGGAGCACCAGGATCTACGATCCCCAGAAGGTAATCAATTTCGACCGGGACAGCGGCGCCTACGCAATCTACGACGCGGGCAGCCTGCCGGGCTCGCCGGCCTATCCGCTCTATGCGCCGCTCGTGCTGTGCCGCTGGAAAGAGCGGCCGATCGCTGACGCCGAGACCAGCACCGTGGCGGAGGTGGACATCGAGCTCGCGGAAAACCGCGTTTGGGCGTGGCGGGTGGGAATCAATTCCTACGGCTCGAGCTGGACAGCTGAGCCCAACTGGGTCTCGCCCGTGAAGGATGCCAGCGTGCACGGCCTCGAGCTGCTCGAGATCAATCCCCAGGTGGCGGCCGCACTCGATCGCACGAGCACACCGCCGCGCTGGCTGCAGGAGGCGGTGTTCACCTTTTGCGATCGGCTCGAGATCCGGCAGGCCCTGTCATGGTTTGTAGCGAAGAGCGGTGCCCGCGATTCCTGGTCCTCGCTGCCCGCCTGGTTCCAGCCCGGCACGGCGACGGTCGACACGCCGGCGACTTACACGGCCCGCTTTGCCAGCGACACCTTCACGCTCGCTTTCGACACCCCGGAGGTCGCCGACGCCAGGCTCGGGTTTATCCAGGAGGTGAGCGGCAGCCAGGCTCTTGCCGGCGAGGCCTGGTTGTACCGCCTGAGCTACGCCCAGGACACGGCGAATCCGGAGCTCTACACCAGCTGGGATGCGCCGCTGTCGGCGACCGAGGGCACCTATCAGCCGTTCCAGATCGGGCACCGCGAGATCGTGCGATCGCTGCGGCCTCAGGACGAAAAGGCGGAGATCCACATCGCCCACCTGTCCGGCACGCTCATGGCCGACTGGCTCCTCGGCCGCCTCTTCGGTCTGGTCGCGATCACCATTTGGAAATGCGACCCGGCCAATCCCAACGGCACTCGCGGCACGCCGCAATTCGAGGGCTGGGTCAAGGACGTGCTCCCCGAGGGCAACGACCTGGCCGTGACCGCCACCCTCCTGGGGCCCATCCTCGAGCGTCGCGTGCCGGGCTGGGTGTATGGACCGCGGTGCAACACCTACGTTTTCTCGCCGTACTGCAAGCTGGTCGAGGCGACCTACCGCAGCTCCGGCACCTGCTCGGCTGCCAACCTGTCGGCCGACGGGCAGACGCTCGCCGTCCAGGGTGTGTCCGGCTTTGGCGCCCCGGCGGCCGCGAGCTGGTTCGCCAACGGCATTGTGCGGACCGGCAGCGGCCGCAACACCCAGATCGCGACGATCGTGGAGAGCGCGGCCGCCGCGAGCGGTGTGGTCACGATCAAACTCTCGCGGCCGTTCTGGGCGGACAAGATCTCCGCCGGCCAGGCGGTGCAGCTCGTGCCGGGCTGCGACGGCCAGCGCCTCACCTGCAAAAACAAGTTCAACAACTACGTGAATTTTCGCGGCGAGCCGTTCATCCCGGACTACCTGCAGACGCGCGAGGTGGGCACGCCGACCCCGAAGAAATGAACCCCACCGACTATTTCGCCCAGTACCCGGAGAAGGTCGCGCCCGTACTCGCGATCTGCGATTCCTGGCTGGGCACGCCGTTCCGCCAGCAGTCGACCGTCAAGGGCCCGCTGGGCGGCGTCGACTGCGGCGGGTTTGTCGGCGCCGTGTTCGCCGAGGCCGGCGCGATTCCCGAGGCGATCGCGCTGCCGCCCTACGAGGTGAACCACGCCGAGCACTGCGCGGACAGCGTCCTGCGCGAGTGGTTTGAAAAGCCCGAGGTCCGCGCTCGGGTGCGCCGCCTGGATCCCGAAGAGCCGGCGCTGCCCTTCGACATGGTGTTCCCGAAATACGGGCAGACGGAGCACCACCTGGCGCTGTGGTATTTCTCGGGGATCTACCACGTGGTCCGCCCGGCCGGCGTTTGCCTGCAATCGCTGCGCGGCCTGGCCATTCACGGCGTCAAGCTCTCGCCCTGGCGCTACCGCCTCCTCGTGCCATGAGTTTCCTCATCAAATCCCCGAAGCTCTCGAGCGCGGGCGCTGGTGCCATGCCGGCGACCTCCTATCGGGAGGCCGAGCCGATGCCGCTCGGCTACGGCCGCGGCAAGCCGCAGACGCACTGGCTGTCCGACGCCTTCAACTGGCGCGAGGCCGCGGCGGGCAAGAACGAACCCGCGCACCAGTACGCCTCGATCGCCTTCTCCCTGGGCGCCGGCCCGATCGACGGCGTCGGCATCATGAAGCAGGACGGCAAGCTCGGCTGGGATTTCGGCTACACGTTCGCGCCGGGTGAGGACTACAAGGATTTCACGTTTAATGCGTCGCTGCCCGGTGGCTACGCCTGGACCGTGCGGATCTACCGCGGCAGCGAGACCCAGACGGCCGACTCCTACCTGGTTGCCGGCACCGGCCAAGATCACCCGGCCCGCCGCGGGCAGGCCTACGCGGTGATGCACAACATCTATCTCGGAAAGGGCGTGACCACGATCCCGACCTTTGAAATCGAGACGATCCGCAACGCCCCGGTGATCGGCAGCGACCTCGGCGCGGGATCCGCCTACGGCGTCAACCCGATCGCCGCCATCTACGGCTTTCTCCTCGAGGGCCGCGGCGGCGACGTGAACGCGAGCCTGCTCGATGCGACGCACTGGGGCAACCAGGCCAACGCGCTCTGGTCGACCGGCATCAATCAGCGCACCGGCGAACTCACGTTCCTGAATCCGTGGTTCTCCGGCGCCACCAGCCTCGCCGACGCCGTCAGCCAGATTCTCGCCTACTTCGACGGCTACCTCTACGTGGACGGCGGCAAGCTCAAGGTCGGCTGGTTCCCCGGCGGCGCCCCCAGTGGAACCCTTCCGACAATCGCCGAGCAGGATCTCGAGGCGAAGCCATCGGGCCCTGGCTTCCCGGATTGGAACCGCGGCGCGACGAGCATCGCCGTCGTGTTCACCGACGCACAGCGGAACTACGAGGACGGCTCGGCGATTTACCGGGCACCGGCGAACCGCGAGCTCGGCGTCGCCGCGGCGCCTTCGCGCAAGGACCGGCCTTTCGCGCACTTTTCCGACCAGGCGCATGCGATGGCAGCCGAGCTGGCGAACGGCGACACCGACGACACCGGCGTGACGCTGCAGGTGCTCAAGTCCCGCGCCGTGCGCCTGGACAGCACGCCGCTGATCCCGGGGGATATTTTCACCTGGGCCTATGGCCCGCACGGCCTCTCGCTCGCCTGCCGCGTCGTGGCGCGCCGGATCCGGGCCGGTGCTGCCAGCGACATGCTGCAGGTGGTCCGCGAGCGCGGCGCCTTCCCGAAGCCGTACACGCCGACGGTCGACGCGCCGCTGCCCTACGTCGCGGTGCCGCCGGTCGACATCGCGAATTATCGCTTCTGGTTCATGCCGTCGGGCTTTGGTGGTGGCCGTCAAATCACGTGCCTGGTCGACCGCCCGGCGGCCCAGAACCTCGAGACCAGGCTGCACCTGAGCGCCAACGGGAGCGCGCCCTGGACGGAGATCCTCACGCTCAGCGCCTTTGCGGCCAAGGCCACGCTCGATGCCGGCGGCCTGACGATCGGCGCCAGCACGGTGCGCGTGGCCTCGAGCTCGCTGGACTGGGCCCGCATGCAGGCGCAGTCCTCGATCGACCAGGCCGACGACACGTTGCTGCTCCTGATTGACAACGAGGTTTTTTCGGTCGGCTCGATCACAGTGGTCTCGGCCGGCGTCTATGACCTGGGCATCCTGCGCGCGCGCCAGGGCACGGTGGCGGCCGCGCACACGGGCAGCGTCGGCGCCTGGCTGTTCTACTACGAGGAGCTGCGGACCGTGACGCATGCGGAGTTCTACCGCGTGCGCACGGCCGGCGTGTACGACTCGAGCCTCGCCACCAAGCGCTTCAAGCTGCAGGCGGTCTCTGCCGACACGGTGAACACGGCGCTGCCGGCGGATCCTGGCATTCCCTTCGTACTGCCGGACCTGACCGAGGCGGACTCGGCCGGCGTCCGGACGTTCCGCACGCCGACGGCGCCGACGGGTGACCTCCGGGTCGGTGACATCTGGTATCAAACCAGCGGCACCGACGTGATCGGGAGCTACCGCTGGAATGGGTCGGCCTGGGAGGACATCACCGACAAGCGCATCGCCGACAACGACGCGGCCGTGCGTGCGCTGATCGCGGAGGTGGGGAAGGACGTGGCCGTGTTCCTTGCCAACGCGGCCGACCACGCCAATGCGCTACTGCAGGAAACGGTTCGCCGGCAGGCGCAGGACGGTACGCTGCAGGGCAATATCAACGACAACTACGCGACGTTCGTGGCAGCAGACCAAGCGCAGACAAACGCCAATGAGGCGTTGGCTCGTGACTTGGTGGCGATGACTGCGCATTTCAACGACTCCGTCGCGAGCCTCTTCCAGGAGTTTCAGGTTCGCGCGGCCGCGCAGTCCGCACAGGCGCTGTCCATCAGCACGCTCAGCAGCTCGGTGGGCACACTGACCAGCACCGTGAACGTCATGGCCGCGGCCTACGTAGTGGGCGGCGTGGCGATCGCGACCTGGGGCTTCAAGCTCGATGGCGGCGGCAAGGTGGTCGGCATGCAGGCGATCGCGGCCAGCGGCGGCACCCAGGCCGAAACGGGCGTCATCGTGTTCTCCGGGGCGGACCTCCGCTCGGACAACTTCGTCGCCGGGACTTCCGGCTGGCGCATCAAGTACGACGGCAGCGTTGAATTTCAGGACGCAGTGATCCGCGGAACGATCAAGGCCGGCACGACGATCGAGGGCCTCACGCCCGCGCCGATGCCCAACTTCTCGAATGGTGGCTCGCCTAACATCACGGTGTCGGCGCCGACGGGTGGTGCGCCCTCCGGCTACAAGGTATCTTACCGGATCGCCGGCGGCCAGACGGTCGGGCCCGCCTCCAGTTTCCCTTTCACCGTCACCACCGGCGGCGTGAACAATGTTGTCGAGTTCATCGCCACCGCGACAGGCCGCCTGCCCGCCACCGAGGCCTGGTCCTGGAACGGCCTTTTCCTCTGATCCATGAGTGCCACACCCATCCCCGACGCAATCGCCCAGCAGCGAAAGGAACACCTCGCTGCCCTCGATCTCGCCATGAAACAGAAGGCCGAAATCGAGAACACCATCCAACGGCTCGGCGGCGGCCTGGCCGTCCTCGACCTGGTGGCCGCCAAGCTCGCCGCCGCCAAACCCGCCTCGACCGAAACTCCGAAATCCGCCTAAGCCATGGTCCTCGTACTACCTCGCCGCTCACTCAACCTGGACTTTGTTCGCGACGGACAAGCGTCTGGTGACAACTACCCGGACGAGCTCTCAAAGCTCGACAGCCTGTTCACGTTCGCCAGGGCCTCGACGGCGATCCGCTGGAAGCCGAGCGATGCCGGCTCGCCGGTGACGCTGCCCAATTCAAATTACGCCGCGGGCGGTGGCGGCGCAGACGTGTTCTCGAATATCACCGAGGCGACCGCGGGATCTACCGCGATCGTGCGCGATACCTCGATCGTCTATGGCTCCGAACCCGCCTCCGCTCGAATCGATGTCGATGGATCAAATAATTTCGCTTCGGTCGCATGGCCATCAGTGCTGGTGAAGGGGCGGCGCTACCGCCTGGCCGTGCCCGCACGGACAAACAAGCCAAGCGGCCTCATCAGTTTTCAGTATGGCTACGGCGGTGCCGCGGACGCGACACCATTGATTACGACCATTCCCCAGAACACCTGGGGCATCGTGGTTATCGAGTTCATTTGCGGGACAATAAATACGGATTTCAAGCTGACGCGCCCGGCTGGCTCTAGCCTTGCTGGATTCTCGATTTGGTTCGGCGTGCCGAAGATCACCCAGCTTCCGATGGGGCAGCTGGAGTTGGTGGCCAGCGGCCAGCCACGGTTTGATTTCGACCCGTACACCTGCATCTGCAAGGGCCTGCGCCTCGAGCCTCAGGCCACGAACCTCATCAGCAACACGCTGCTGGCCGGCACGCTCGGCAGCCTGCCGACTGGTTACTTCGCGGACGGCACGAGCATGGTGAACTCGCAAGACCTGTTCGTGCCCTATGGCACCTACGTCGCGAAGCACCTCTACAGCGGGTCGGGCGGCAACAACTGCGGCTCGCTCTCGTTCACGATGGCGAACGCCACGCGCTACGCGCTGTCGTTCTGGCTCTGGCTGCCGAGTGGGCCAGCTGATTCCGCCTATTCCTCCATCGCCATCACGGCTGAGGGCGTGACCAATACGACCAACGTCGCGATGGTGGTGGACCTGACCAAGCGCGACCAATGGCAGCTGGCGTGGATTTCGGTCACTGGCACCGCCTCCGGCAGCTGCGGCATGGTGCTGCGCTACTCGGGCACCTCGCTGATCTACACGATGGGCTGGCAGGTGGAGGCCGGCAGCTTCCCGACCTCCTGGATCCCGACCAGCGGCTCGACCGTGACCCGCGTGGCCGATGACTGCAGCACGACCATCCTTCAGCCGTGGTACTCGCCGGCACCCGAGACGGCACCCTCGCAGTTCACGATGCGCGTGGACTACACGCCACTCCCCGGAAACGATGGCAGCAGCTTTCAATCGATCGCGGTGATCGCTCGCGACGGCGACAACTTCATGTCGGTGATCGCGGCCAACGGGACTGGCAATATGCCCTATGTGCATATTGCCAGCACCGGCGGGGGCGGCTCCGGGGTTCTCGGCTTGGTCGCGCAGGGAAGCACGGGAAGCCGGCGCCGGTGGGCTTTTGCCTACGATGGAACGACGCTGAAGGGGTATCTCGAGGCGGGGACGCTAAACAGCGTCGCCCTGGCCGGGTTGCCGCGCTGCACCACGCTGGCGCTCGGAAAAAACATCAGCAACTCCAGCCGTTTCGCTGGCTGGATTGGTGGCCTCACCTGGCTGCAGGCCGCTCTCTCCACGACCACACTCAAAGCCATGACCCAATGAACCCGATCGACCTCTATTTCATCACGGGCAGCCGCGAGGAATTTCTCAGCGACCTCTACGCCCTCGGTTTGGTCACGCCCTATCAGGTTTCCTATGAGGCGTGCCTCGGCGTGGCGATTGACTACATCGGCGAGCTGGTCGAGACGCCCGCTGTCCTCGACTACACCCAAACGCCGATCGCGGTCACGACCGCCGCCACCCTTTTCCCGGGTTACCGGGCGTCCCTCCGGCTCACTGGGCCCGACGCCGCGGCCCAGGCAGAAGCGATCGCGGCCGCCGACATGGAGCACACGGAGCTCCTGCTCCCCGAAGACGTGCCTGCCCAGCAGATGCGCTGGGGTGGTGGCAGCACGCCCTGGACGGGCGCGGCCACCGTCCCTCCTCCTCCTCCCGGCACCGATCTGGTCGACGCCAAGGCCCGACTCCTAGCGCGCCTGGCGCAACGCCGCTGGGAGGTCGAGACCGGCGGCGTAGTAATGGAGGGCGTGCCGATCCGGACGGACCGGGAGTCGACCGCCATGCTCAGCGCGGCGGTCACCTTCTGCGATCTCGAGAGTGAGGCAGTGGTGCGCTGGAAGGCCGCCGACGGGCAATTCTACGATCTTGGCGAGGCCGGCGTCCGTGCCATCGCCCTCGATGTCGGCCGCCACGTCCAGGCCTGCTTTGCCCGCGAGGCCGACCTTTCCGTGCAGATCCACGACGCCGAGACCGCCGAGGATTTGGCCGCCCTGGCCGTCCAGGTTGAGGGCTTCACGCCGTGA